ATGAGCATGTTCAGGCTGACGTACCACCAGCTCCAACCACGTTTGATGATGTGCTTCATCGCTGGTCTACTCATAATCCTGATCAAGCACTACAGGCAGATGACGACCTTGCTCAGCTGGTCGCTGAATATAAGGACCTAAACGCCACGATCAAAGAAGCCAGTGGTGAGTTAGATACCCTTAAGCTACAAATCTGCACCCGCATGGAAGATGCGGAGATGATTATTGCTGAGGAAAAGCGTCTAGCAACATTCAAATACCAAGAACGCAACACCCTAGATAGCAAAGCACTGAAAGCCGCTCACCCGGATATTTACGAACAATTTGTGAAGACTTCTAGTACTCGTGTTTTGCGCGTGTCTTAACCCATATTAAAAAATAGGAATTGAATTTATGAGCAATATTACAACTACTCAAAACACTGCTGTGAACTTTTTGACTCCAACTTCGCTTCAGGAAGCAATGCAAATTGCAGAGCTTTTAGCTGGCTCTGACATCGTGCCAAAGGACTACCAGCGCAAGCCTGGCAACATCCTTGTCGCTATGCAGTGGGGTGCTGAAATTGGCTTACAGCCACTCCAAGCAATGCAAAACATTGCTGTGATTAATGGTCGCCCTTCTATCTGGGGTGATGCAATGCTTGCCCTTGTTCGTGGATCCGGTCTGCTCGATTTCATCCGCGAGGAGATTTCCGAAGATGGTCAAAAAGCCACTGTAACTGTGAAGCGGAAAAATGAAGAACCCGTTACTTCAGTGTTCACAATGGAGGATGCGAAAAAGGCAGGTCTGTCAGGCAAGCAAGGCCCATGGACTCAATACCCTAAACGCATGTTGAAGCTACGTGCGCGCTCCTATGCCCTGCGTGATGTGTTCCCAGATGTGCTTAAAGGCATGGCAATTGCTGAAGAGGAAAAGGATAAAGAAATCGATATCACACCTGCTGCACCGGAAACCAGTACAGCGAAGGCAAATAGCGGATCATCATCATTGAAAGCGCGTATGGCCAAAAAGAAAGATGCTGTCGAGTCGGTTGCTACAGAAATTGACCTGACCCCGTACTACCAGCGTATTGATAACGCCACCTCCCTAGATGAGCTTAATCAGATTGGTGCTGATATTGCTGCCCTGAATCTTGGTGAGCCTGCCAAGTCTGAGATTGGGAATGTGTTTAAAGCCAAGCGCGAAGAACTTAAAGCTAGTCAAGCATTCCCTGCTGAATCCATTCAGGCTGTTATTAGTGAGATTAACGACGCTGCTGATTTGGAATCGCTTAACGCAATTATGGCTTCACGA